CTTGCCCTAATCTGATACGCGAACTTCAAGGTCTTCCTCTGGATAAGAACAATCCTGAAGATGTCGATACTCATGCACCTGACCATGCCTATGACGCATTAAGATATTTAATTATGTCAAGGCCAAGATTAGCTGACCCACATAGTCGGTTAAGATATTTACATTTACAACAGGCATATACGCCTTCAGACTCAACATTCGGATACTAATAGGAGAAATATTATGGCGGTAGTTAACATTAGAGATTCAGGAAGAAACACAGCAGATGTCGCTGATGTACGCAGTCTAGCTGAAAGAGTTCAAAAACCTTCCGTTACAGAAGCAATCACAGCAGCAAATACAATCACAGCGTCAGAGTCAGGTACTCGTTATGTGTTAAATGTAGCGGCAGCTAAAATACAAACTTTACCAAGTCCAGCAGCAGGACTAGAGTTTTGGTTCTACATTGGTGCTACTGAGCCTACAGGAACACATACAGTTGTTACGGCTTCAAGTGCAAACATTATTGTAGGTAACGTATGTTCTGCGGAAGATGCAGCAGGAAGCGTAGCAACAGTGACAGATGGGGATACTATTTCCTTTGTAGCTAACAAAGCGGTGCATGGAGATTTTGTTCATGTATGGTCTGACGGAACTAACTGGTATTTAGATGGTGCGTGTAAAGTCCAAGACGCGATTACACTTACACAAGCTGGCTAGTAATATATGAATGAAGAAAATACTCTAACTGCCAACGAGATTTATTTTCAGGAAGTTGAAGATGAACACGGTAAGACGCTCAATCTTGACGAGTCCTTGCGTGTTAGTCTTGTTGGTTTGCTTATGGATAGGTATGCTTCAGCACAGTCTGCAAGAGATCAAGACGAGACTCGCTGGCTAACTGCTTACCATAACTATCGTGGGCTATACGGAAAACATATACGTTTCCGTGAATCTGAAAAGTCTAGAGTATTTGTTAAGGTAACAAAAACGAAAGTTTTGGCTGCATTTGGACAACTAGTCGATGTAGTTTTTGGTGGAAATAAGTTTCCTATTGGTGTATCCGAAACCAATGTTCCAGAGGGGATTGAAGAACACGCACACTTTAATCCTTCTCTGGAGACTACTCCACCACAGATGTCGGAAGAAGAAGAACCAACGGAGGAACTAGATAACCCATTTGATGTGGGATATGAAGGGGATGGCCGTGTACTAAAACCCGGAGCAACTTACGGCTCAGGTAAATTTGAAGTAGTACGCCCTGAGAAAAAATTAAATATGACAGAAGGGCTAAGTCCTATTCCAGAAGCCTTAGAAGTAAACCCTGCTCAACAAGCAGCAAGGAGGATGGAAAAGTTAATTCATGATCAAATTGAAGAATCCAATGGCTCTAGTGAGCTACGGTCGGCACTTTTTGAATGTTCTCTGTTCGGTACAGGAATCATTAAGGGGCCATTTAACTTCAATAAAACACTTAATAGATGGGCTGAAGACTCCGAAGGTAGCAGAACATATACACCTATTAATGTACGTGTTCCTCGTATTGAGTTTGTATCCATTTGGGATTTTTTCGCTGATCCTAACGCTACAACTATGGACGAAGCAGAATATATCTTTCACCGACATCGTTTAAACAGAAGCCAGTTAAGAGCTTTGGGAAAGATGCCTTACTTTGATAGAGATGCTATTCGTGAATGTTTGAACATGGGGCCAAATTACGTAGAGCAAGACTACGAGCATGAGTTGCGTGATGAAGATGGTGCAATGGATTATGGTCAAGGACAATACGAGGTGTTAGAGTATTGGGGCGTAATGGATGCAGAGTATGCCCGTGAAGTTGGAATGGAACTTCCAGAAGATGTAGACGATTTAGATGAAGTACAAATCAATGCGTGGATATCAAACGGTAAATTGTTACGAGCAGTTGTTAATCCGTTCACACCATTTAGAGTACCCTATCAAGCGTTTCCTTACGAAAAGAATCCTTATAGTTTTTTTGGTATTGGTGTAGCAGAAAACATGGATGACTCACAACAGATAATGAATGGACACGCAAGAATGGCTATTGACAACCTAGCACTCTCAGGTTCATTAGTATTTGATGTAGATGAGACTGCTTTGGTAGGTGGTCAAAGTATGGAAGTATACCCCGGAAAAGTATTTAAAAGACAAGCTGGAGTTCCCGGAACTGCAATAAACGGATTAAAGTTTCCGAATACATCCACAGAAAACATGATGATGTTTGATAAGTTTCGACAGCTTGCAGATGAACAAACAGGTATTCCAAGTTACTCGCATGGTCAAACAGGCGTACAAAGTATGACAAGAACTGCTTCTGGTATGTCCATGTTACTTGGTGCAGCATCCCTTAACATAAAGACAGTAATAAAAAACTTGGATGATTTTTTATTAAAGCCTTTAGGCGAATCGTACTTTCAATGGAATATGCAGTTTCTTGAAAAACAATTAGGTGTAGACGGAGACTTAGAAATAAAAGCTACAGGTACAAATAGTCTAATGCAAAAAGAAGTGCGGTCACAAAGATTGACCATGTTTCTGCAAACGGTACAAAATCCTGCGGTTGCTCCGTTTATAAAGATGAACAAATTAATTTCTGAGTTGGCGTATAGCCTAGACTTAGACCCAGATGAACTCATGAATGATCCAGAAGAAGCTGCGATCATGGCACAAATTATAGGTATGCAAAATGGACAAACAACTGGCGAAGAAACTCCTACCCCTGATCAACAACAAGGAGGCATGGGAGGCCCTCAAGCTGTACCTCCACAACCGCAAGACCTTGGAGCAACAGGTACTGGCGGTGGCAACATCGGAACTGGAGTTGTTCCGCAGTCAGGGGAAGCTGAGTTCTCTGGTACTCCTAGAGCAGCTCAAGGATAAAGTAGTACAGGAGCTTAAATAATGGCAGATAAAAAATTAACAGATTTAACAGGTGATGGTAAAGTAACTCAAGCAGACGTACTTAAAGGTCGCGGAGTTTTTCAAGAAGGTGGAGAAATGGTAATGCCACCAGAGTTAGCCACCGAAGCTCCAATGACAGAAGCTCCGACAGAAGATGTACCTGTAGATACTTATCCAAATGCAACGCCAGAAGAACTTGAAGCAGCAGACCAAAGACCTGATGCTGAAATGGAAGATAACTACATGGAGTTCGTACTGAGCGAATCTCTTAACGAAGAAGAACAAGATTATTTAATGAACGCTTTAGAAGGTGATCCACAACTAAGCATGATATTTGACAAGGTTGTAGATACAGCTTCTGAGTTTTCTGGGGCAGGAGAAGTCCAAGGCCCCGGAGATGGTTTATCAGACTCAATACCTGCACGATTGTCAGATGGAGAGTTTGTGATGACCAAAAAAGCAACAGACCAGATCGGAGCCGATAACCTGCAAACAATGATGGATGACGCAGAACGTGCTTTTGATGGTGGTATGATGCGACAACAACGCCAACTCGGAGGTTTTATAGCTGACGAGAACGCGAACACGACTATGACAGGTGGTGTAGACAAAGAGTTAATGAAACTCATGGCTACAAAAGCTAATAAAGCGCCCAGTCTTAGTTAATTTAAACCAACGGCTACCTTGACAGGACAAGCCCCATAAATTTTTTCATCGGCCAAAAGAAAGAATTAGTATGGCTACCTTGTAGAGTACAAGCCCCGTAGGAGATATATTATGAGTGAAGTAACCCAAACACAGGAGGAAGAGGCAAATCCGTATAACATGAATAAACCTTGGCATACGCCAGACGGTGAAAAAGTAAATACTGCGGATCAATTGTTTTTTGAAAAACCTAAGAAGGCTACCCAGAATACGGCCCCTGAAGAGGAAGGAGAAGAAGAAAAGACTCCCAAGAAACGAACCAATTATAAAAAAAGATACGATGATCTCAAACGTCATTATGATGATAAACTTTCTGAATTTAAACAGAGGGAGCAGGAGTTGCTGGCAACCGCTAGACCCCAATACCAAGCCCCTAAAACTCAAGAAGACTTAGAAAAATTTAAGGAAGAATATCCTGATCTGTATGACACAGTAGAGACTGTCGCACACTTACGAAGTTCTGAGCAAGTAGAACAAATTGAAGCACAACTTAGTACGATAAAAGAGCGTGAAGCTCGTATTATACAACGTGAAGCTGAAGCTGATATACTTGCAAAACATCCAGACTTTCCTGAACTCAGGAACTCTGAAGAATTTCATACGTGGGCTGAAGCGCAACCAGAGCAAATACAAGAATGGATATATAAAAATCCAGATAATGCTCAGTTAGCGTCAAAGGCTATTGATCTTTTTAAACTTGAAAATGGTTACAAAACTCAAACTAAATCACAGTCTAAACCTAAAGGTTCAGCAGCAGATATGGTGTCTACCAAGACAACTGCTATAGATGCTAAACAACCTAAGATTTGGACTGAAGGGGAAATCGCTGCGATGTCTCTTGATAAGTTTGATAAGTATGAAAATGAAATACGAGAAGCTATATCAGAAGGCAGAGTAGTAAAAGGTTAATTACTCACTAGGAGGATATAAAAATGGCTAGTAATACTTCAGACCAATTTTTTGAGCCAAGTACGGATACCAATGCTAACTTTGGTAACTCTGTAAGTGGCCAAACTAATTCATTCTTTTTACCAAAGGTTTATTCCAAGCAGGTTCTAAACTTTTTTCGTAAGGCTTCTGTAGCCGAAGCGATCACTAACACGGACTATGCTGGTGAAATTGCAAACTTTGGTGATAGCGTAAGAATTATCAAAGAACCCGAAATCACTGTGGATCAGTATGAAAGAGGAGGCACTGTCTCAGCAACTAAACTGACCGACCAAGAAGTAACTTTGGTTGTTGACATAGCAAACGCATTTAAGTTTATCGTTGATGACATTGAAACTCAAATGTCCCACGTTAACTTTCGTGACGTAGCAACCTCTTCAGCCGCTTACGCATTGCGTGATGCTTTTGATGCAGGTGTAATTATTTCTATGTTTTCTGGAGTTTCCAGCTCAAGCCCAGACCATGTACTTGGTTCAGACAATGCTACTGACCTAGCTTCTGGTACGTTTGACGGAACAGGTAACTTGGACATAGGTTTTGGTACTGATGAACACGACCCAATTGATGTCATGGCAAAAATGGCTCGACTGCTTGACGAACAAAACGTACCCGAAGAAGGACGTTGGTTCTTGGCAAGTCCTGACTTTTACGAAGTGCTTTCTCAAAGCGCCTCTAAGCTTTTGTCAGTAGACTACAATGCTGGTCAAGGTTCAATTCGTAACGGACTAGTATCTTCTGGTAAGTTGCGTGGATTTAATATGTATAAAACCAACAATATAGCAGACACTAGCAACGCTGCTGGTAAGTGTATTGCTGGACATATTTCTTCTACTGCTACTGCTCAGACGATCACTAGCACTGAGGTTCTCCGTGACCCTGATAGCTTTGGAGACATAGTACGTGGACTACACGTTTATGGCGCTAAAGTTCTGCGAGGCGAAGCACTCGTTTCAGCGTTCTACGGAATTGACTAACATGGTAAGGGGGCTTAACCGCCCCCAAACCTTTTTGGAGATTTTTGTATGCCACAACTAGGATCAGACGAGAAACCAATTGTCATGCACACAGGAACGATTGTCAGTAAAGAAAGTCGTTACCGTAAAGGGTTTGACAAGAAAAAATATGATGAGAATTACGACCGCATTTTTCGTAAAAACAAAAAAGATGCACAAGCAGACACCGAAAGGGTCTAAACATTTACCGAAAGGAAATAGGAGATATACTATGAATACACTCGCTTTATCTGATTTCAACAATTTTTTAGTAGGCTTTGACCGTTTACAACGAAGTTTTTTAAACGGTTCTAGTCAAGTAGAATACCCAAGATTTAATCTTGTTAAGATTGACGATGATGAATATAAAATCGAAGTAGCTTTAGCAGGTTGGAATAAAAAAGACATCGAAGTTGTTCATTCCAGAACAGATGCTAAACTCACAATCAAAGGCAAGAAACAATCGTCTGATGAAAAAGATTCCTACTTACACAAAGGAATCAGTGGCAAGTCTTTTGTACGTGACTTTGCACTTGCAGAACACGTTGTTGTAGAAAATGCTGAGTTTACTGATGGGCTTCTAACGGTACTTCTTAAAGTGAAGATACCAGAAGAACAACAGCCAACTTCAATTACAATAAATTAGAGGATACTTAAATGTTAATAATGTCTATGATGGAAGAACCAAAACCTGAAGAAACTAAACAAGTTAAAGAAGGTATTGAAAATTATCAAAGCATACATGAATTAGAAAACAAATTTTACAATGCTGGTAAAGCCCAAGGTTCTAAGTTTAGTATGGAACAACGTATTAAAACTTCTTACTAATGGCAACCACTTATCTTCAATTAACGAATGAATTGTTAAGGGAGTTCAACGAAGTTGAATTAACCTCCTCTAACTTTTCTTCGTCTGTGGGTGTTCAAACTCATATTAAAGATTTAGTTAATCGTGCTTATCTTGATATGGTTAATGAAGAACCGCAATGGCCTTTTTTAGCTGTAGGAGAATCAGGTTCTACTGACCCTATGTATGGTAATGTTTACGTAGAAACTACCGCAGGTACACGTTGGTATGAATTAAAAGCTGCTTCAAGTAGCATTGTAGATGACTATAGCTATGTAGATTGGGATAATTTTTTACTAACGACAGTAGGCGTAAGTGGCGAAAGCGCACCTTATACAGTGCGTAACTTACGGTTTACAAGTATTGAAGAGTGGAAAGATTTCTTTAGAGTAGCGCAAAACAAAGATGACGCTGAGGAAGCAGAGGGAGGCACACCTGATAGAGTAATTAAAAGTCCTGACAATCGAAAGTTTGGATTATCTCCAATACCTGATCAAGTATATCGTATTTATTATTATGCGTATAACTTACCTACAGAACTTTCTGCACACGGAGATGCTATAGTTTTTCCAGACCTATATGTACCCGTATTAGTAAATCGTGCAAGATACTATATGCACCAGTTTAAAGATAATCATCAAGGAGCTGCATTTGCACTAGAAGACTACAAGCGTGGCTTAAAAACTATGAAACTACATTTAATGGAGCCAACACCTAACTATGTTAAAGATGATCGTATAAGGTTTATGTAATGCCAAGTCAACCATATGCTGTACCATTAGTAGGAGGACTTAATACAAACGTCAATCAATTTCAATTATTGGCGCAGCCCGGATTTGCCCGTGACCTAGAAAACTTTGAAGTAGACATAGACGGTGGCTATAGAAGAATNAACGGTTTCTCAGCTTATGGTGGTAGCGATGCAGCAAGACCNAATAGCACTAANGCTATTACAGGTCTTTTTATTTATGCAGGTGGTGTAATTGCTGCAAGCGGTACAAACATTTATTTTACGACAGATGGCGAAACATGGTTACTAATGAACCGTAGTAGCGTAGATGCAA